AGAAAGAAGAACACTTGGCGGAGCAACTTTACAAAATCAAGGTACTGCAGGAATTAGAACTTCCACAGACTTTCCAGACCACATCAAAAGGGTACTGGATTTGTATAGAGTTGTGATTTAATGGCAATAAAACAATTAAAAAAAGAAATAATAAAAATATGTACTGACGCTAATAATAAAACAAGAGCAGAATTAAGTAAACACAAAATTGAAGCTTATGTATACAATAGAAAGTACATTAAAGAGTGGGCTAGATATAGCTGTGAGTATTTAGGACTAGAAAAGAAAGGCAATTACATAAATGGTATGGTAAAAGCATTTTTAGACTCAACTGAACAAAGTTTTAAAACAAGTAATGAGCCTTTTCATGTTAGTAGATTTAAAAAAGAATTAACAGTAGTAAAAGTAGATAGAACAACTGCAAGTAGAGAATCAGGCTCTAGTAGTAGAGAAAAGAAAGCTACTGGTGCAGGAAAAGAAGCAGCTTTAAAATCTCTAGAACAGGCAGCTGGTGTTTCTATTTTAAGTGGACATAGAACAAGGCTAAAAACAGGTATGCACGGACACCATGGTGGACCTCTAACATCTGACCCTAAAACTACTTTAGGTATGGAATCAGTTAGAGATAATATGCCACGAAGTGATTCAGGTTTAGGAGATTTGATTGATAGTTTAAATCAAAGAACTCCTGCAGACACTTTAAGAGATGTTGTAGTAGGTTTATTTAGTGATGTTATTGATGCTGAAATGCAATTACATAACTTACCAAATCAAGTAATGGCAACTAGGAATATAAGAACTCCTAACCCTGTAACAAAAAAGTATGTATTAACTAGAGCAATCCAAGTAAAATTTGCACTAGGCTCAGGTAGTACTGCAAAAGGACAAGCCTATACCAAGGCTATGAAAGAATGGGACGAAGGAAGAGGAGGCAAACTAGCTAAGAAAATTGAAAGTATTTTGGCAGATGTTGAAAATAAAATAAATAGTTTTATAATTAAACACATGGCATCAAACTCTTATAATCAATTAATGATAGGAGCTAGTCCAGGTATAATAGATAATGTACTAGTAGAAACTCCTAAGTTGTTAGTAAAAAGTATTTTTCCTCATAAAAGTAACCCTGATATGAGATTAAAAGTTAATAAAGCTTTATTTAAGAAAATGGCAACACCTAAAAAAGCTAGTAGTGGATTTCAAAAACCTAAAAAGAAGAAAGGTGGAAGAGTAAAACTTATTAGAAGAAATGGATTACCACCAATAGGAGGCAATATTAGAACAGATGCATTAGGAACAAATCCTATAGCATTAAGAAATTTGTTAAATGATATTTTACCTCAGGCAATAGCCCAAAATATGACATCTCCAGCACTTAGATTTAGAACAGGGAGATTTGCAAACTCAGTAAGAGTTTCAAATGTAACACAAGGACCAAGAGGAGGGAATACAATGATAGAAACAACTTATCGACAAGACCCTTATGAAACTTTTGCTCCAGGGGGTAAAAAATATACTTACCAAAGAGACCCCGAAAGACTAATAAAGAAAACGGTAAGACAAGTAGCAACAGGTATGATTGGTACTAGATTCGGTGTAGGAGTCAACTAATGGATACGGCAACAGCAAGAAGATATTCAACGCGTCGTCGAGCTATAGTTGAAGCACTATGCACACAACTTGAACAAATAAATGGTAGTGCACCATTTAGAACTTCAGTCTCTAATGTAGAAAGAAGACTAAAGTTTTGGGACGAAGTGAACGAATTTCCTACTATACATGTAGGAGCAGGAGCAGAAACTCGTGAATATGAAGGAGCGGGTTTCAGATTTAGATTTTTAAGAATAACAGTTCGATGTTATGTTAGTGACGACAACGATGTCATTCTAGCACTCGAAGAATTGTTAGAAGATGTTGAAAGTGTACTGGAGGATAATGATCCACTGGTTTATACAGATTCAACAGGAACATCTCAGTCTACAGTTCAAACTACAATTGCAACAGTAGACACAGATGAAGGAGTTCTCGAACCTCTAGGCGTAGGTGAAATCGTCTGTGAGATTCGATATTAATTAGGAGAATAAAATGGCATTTTTCTTTAGTAGAGATACCAAAGTGTTTATGAAATGGGCATATGATTCCAATAATACAGCGCTATATGAGCTGCCCGTATTAGATGGATTTTCATTTTCTCAATCTACAAACACATCCGAGGTGACTTTAAGTGAGGCTGCAAACTCATCAGGCTATAGTAAAAGAGGTAGAGCAATGTTTACTGACTCTTTTGCACCAGCTGAATGGAGTTTTAGTACTTATGTAAGACCAACAACATCTGATACAGGTGCCGCAGCGGCGTCTAATCAACATGCTGGTAATGCAAAAGCATTTGCAGTTGAAGGTCCTTTATGGGCGGCTATGTCAGCAAACACTTATGACAATGCTATCGCTGGTTCAGGCGACGGTAAAGTCTTTGATAGTGCAAAAGCTACATACGGACCGAACGTATTTGACTTTCAAAACTCAAACCAAGTTGCACTTGGAGTCTTTGATTTATTCTTTGTGTTAGGAGCAGCAAAAGATTCAACTTCAGGTTTATATGAAACAGGACAAGACGGAGTAACCGTCTACAAACTAGCAAATTGCTCAGTTGGTTCTGCATCAGTAGACTTCGATATTGAAGGTATTGCTCAAGTAGCATGGAGTGGTCAAGGACAATCAATAGAAGAGGCAGCATCAGTTAACACTGGTACTTCAGCAACTAATGATTCAAACTCTCAATCAGTAGCAGCGGAAACAAGCGACGGATTGATTAACGAAGGAATTAGTTCAACCTCTAACTATGTTAGAAACAAATTAACAGACTTAACAATGGTTTATGACCATGCTAATACTTCTGGAACAAAAGGTTTATTAGGTTCAAGTAACACTACTTATAGTATGACACTAACAGGTGGAAATGTTACTATTGAAAATAACCTAACTTATCTAACACCAGAAACATTAGGTTCAGTTAACCTCCCATTAGGACATGTAATGGGAACAAGGTCAGTATCAGGTAACTTTACCTGCTATTTAAATGATACAAGTGAAGGTTCACTACAATTATTTGAAGACCTACAAGAATCAAGAGGTGTGATTACAAACGCATTTGACTTAAAATTCGCAGTTGGTGGACAAAACAGTACGCCAAGAATGAATCTTGAGATGGCCAAATGTCACCTTGAGTTACCTAGTCACAGTATTGAAGATGTGATATCCGTGGACGTTAATTTCCACGCGTTACCAACAGATTTATCTTCAGGTACAAAAGCTAGTGCAACAAACGAACTGAAAGTAACTTATGCCGCAGGCTAAGTGAACTAACCCGAGAGGGTGGAGACACCCTCTCATTTTATAGGAAAAGAAATGACAGAACAAGTAAAACAACAACCAGTATCGCTTAAGAGTCTAATGACTCCAAGCAAAACAGTATCAATAGATTATCCTGGGTATGACGGCTTTTGTGTGGAACTAACCTATTTAGCTAGAGAAGAATTAGTTAAATTAAGAAATAGATGTGTCAAACAAGTTTTAAATAAAAAGACTCGTGCTTTTGAAGAAAAACTTGATGAAGATTTATTTATGCAGGAATATGTTTCATCAATAATCAAGGGGTGGACAGGCTTAAAATTCAAATACTTAGAAGAGTTTCTATTGGTAGATATAAGTGGACAAGACCCTGAGAAAGAATTAGATTTCAACGCTGAAAATGCGGAGTTACTAATGAAAAACTCAAGCGACTTTGATCAATGGGTAACCGATACTGTAGGTGACCTGGAAAATTTTACGCAGAGCAAGTAAAAAGAGTACTTGCACTTATTGAACAAAATTTTAAAGATACAAGTATAGATATTGACAAATATTTAGCAATTTGTGAACAACTAGGAGAAGAACCTGACCCTGCAAAGATGCCTCTTGAAAGAGGTAATCTCCCTGTAGAGGTACAGGAAGCATACCATTTACATGATATGCTCTCCGACCGTTGGGATGGAATGAATGGCTATTATCTCGGCAAGGATTATACTGCTTTAGACACTTATATAAAAGTATTAAAAATAGAAGATGTAAAAACAACTCTATATTTTTTAAAACATATAGAATATTATAATTCAGATACACTGAATAAGAAAATCAAGCAGAAAAGAGATGCAGAGGAGCGAAAGCAGAAAAGTAGATAATGGCAGGTAAAAAAGTACAAGGCGGCACCATCACCTTCAAAATCAATGATGATGGTAGTCTATCCTTATTTGAAAAGAAAGCGAAAAAAGCTGGACAAGCTGTAAAGAAAGTAGGTAAATCTGCAGGGGATACTCGTAGAAATCTACAGTCTATGTCAGGTCGTGTCGAATCAGGCACTAAAGGTTTTTCTCGTATGCAACAAGGCACAGGTGGTCTTGTACAATCTTACGCTATTCTAGCATCTACTCTATTCGCAGTTGGAGCAGCTTTCCGAGCAATGGAAAATGCTGCCAACATAGAAAACCAAATGAAAGGTTTTCGTTCCTTAGCACAAATAACAGGTACTTCTATGTTAGCTATCACTTCTAGTGTTAGAGCGGCTACTGGAGGTATGCTCGATTTTCAAACCGCAGCACAACAAACTGCTATAGCAACCGCAGCAGGATTCACAAAAAACCAAATCGTAGAACTTTCAGAAGGAGCTAAATTAGCTTCTGTTACTCTTGGTCGTGATTTAACAGATTCCTTTAACAGATTAATAAGAGGTGTGACGAAAGCAGAACCCGAACTATTAGATGAATTAGGTATCATATTAAGACTAGATATTGCAACAAGAAGTTTTGCAGCAGCAAATGGATTAGTAGCAGAAAAGTTAACAATCGGTGAAAGAAGATTAGCCGTGTTCGAAGAAGTACAAAGACAGTTAATAAATAACTTTGGAGCAATGCAAGATGAAGCAAATGAATTTTTAAATCCATTTTCAAAATTAAGTGTAGCCGTTCAAGATTTAGTTATAGAACTACAAAAATTACCTTTAGGAGCCTTCTCTTCTTTAGTTGAATTTCTAACTAGAAATATAGGAGCTTTGATGGTTGTTATGACAATGTTTGCAAGTTCTATAATATCCCAAATCGTCCCTTCTCTCGGTAATATGAAACAATCCTTCTTAGATGTATCAGTAGCAGCAACTAATCAGCAGAAGAGTTTAAAAGCAAATGTTAATGTACAAAAAGCAAAAATTAAAGAAATAGAATCTAAATTTATTGCTTCAGAAGCTAAGAAGAATATAATGTTCAAAAAAGAGTTAAAAAGAAGAGGAATCACTCAAAAATCTTTCAATGCTATGACAATAGCAGACCAGAAAAAACTTATTCAAAAAATGATAATGGAAGACAAAAAAGGTGTGTCTGCAACAGGAAGAGCAAACAAACAAAGACAAGCTTCTTATCAAGCTATGTTTAAGAAAATAGAATTGGCATCAGCAAAATCAGCAAAAACATTAGGTGCACACGCAAGAATAATGGGAGCCAATCTAATGATGATGGTAAGGCAACCAGCTATTTTAACATCAAGAGCAATAGGAGCAATAGGTACAGCTGCTGTAGCAGCAGCTCCTAAATTAGCCCTATTAGGTTCAATATTTAATGCAACTCTAGGAATAGCGATGGCATTTTTTACTTTAAAATTTGTTGTAGATTTCTTACCAGGAATACAAAAGATAAATGAAGCTCTTGATAAGATGAAAGAAAAATTAAAAGCATCACAAGTAGTTTTAACAGAAATGGCTTTTTCTTTTGATGAAAGACTATTAAATAGTAAATTAGAAAGTATAAAAGAATCTTTCTTTAAATCAGATGGTAGTGTAGACTCCATAGCTGGAGCTCTTAGAGCAGCGAACGCAGAATTAGAGTACTTTGGAAAATTAACAGGTAATCTTGAATTAGGAATGAATGAAAAAGCATTTAAAAAGTACATTGATAAAATTACAATGGAGACCATACGAGATATGGGAGACTCTGGTTTAGTAAGTGCTTTTGGTGGTACTATGAATGCTCTGTCAGCGTCTGGTGGTGCTGTACAAACTGTACCACAAATGTTAGACCCAAACTATAAAATGGTAACACAAGACTCAGCAGCTTTACAAGCCGCATCAGAACTGATGGCTTCAAGACTATTAGAAAATGTTGCTTTAGCTATGAGAACAGGAGATACAGTAAAAGCAAGAGACTTACTTGCAACAGCTTTTGGAGATACAATTGCTGACTCTGCTATGGAAGGCTTTGCAGAGGCAAAGGGCAGTAGTAGAGCAATGGCAGGTCTTATGGAAGACTTACAACAGGAGTTAGGAGATAATCCTCTTAAAATATTTGAATTTGACTTTGTAAATAATGAAATAACAGGATTACGTGAAAATTTTATACTAGCTTTAAGAAAAGCGAATGATTTAGTAGCAGCAATTAATAGAGTGCCAGGTATTTTATCAGGAACAAGAGAAGCTTCCAAATCTTTAGCAGAAGCATTTGGTCAACAAATACCTAAACCTAGTACTATTGAAAAAAATGCAAATCAAATTGAAACTATATTAAATGAGTTTGTAGATAAAAAAGGTAATATAAAAGATTTAAACTCAGAAGAATTAAAATTAACTGCTAGTATTGTTTCAGTACTAGAAGATGAACTCGCAATAAAAGCACTAACTGCAGAACAAGCCAAAGACATATTAGAAGCAGAAAAAGAGAGATTAAGATTAGTAGACTTTAGATTAGATACTTTTAAAACTTTAATGGCTCTTTCAAAAGCTGAAATGAATAATCTAAAATTTGTTAATACTAGAACTTCAAAAAGATATCAAACAGAACAAAAAATATTTGATTTAAGAATGCAAATGCAGAATAATATCGATAAAGAAGAACAAAAATTTTCTAAACTTGTTAAATATGGAACTGACCAACAAAACAATATTGATAGACAAGCAGACGGAGTCAGGGCTGTAAATAGAGAATTAGAAGTTCAAGTAGAATTATTAGAAGCAAGCTTACATAGAACAGAAATGTTAATGAAAGGTTTATTAGAAACTTTTGATTCATCTGCCGCTAAAAATTTAGCAACTTTAATTGATACTGCAAATTTAGGAGAGTTTGGAGGTAAAGAGTTTATGAAAAACTTAGCCGAAGACTTGAAGAAAACTGCAGCAAAATCATTGGCAGAAGGTATGGTAGATTCAGTAACAGACAAATTAACTCCTGCAAGATTCAAACTTAATAAAAAATTAGACCCAGCACAAAAGATAATGGCAGCACACAAATACCATATAGACTCTTTAGCAGATATATTAAATCAACATGCCAAAGCTATAGGAAGTTCTTTAGGAGTAAGTTCAAGTGGACTAGACCCAACAGACCCAAATCAAATGACATATGGAGGATTATTTGGTGGCGATAAAACAAACTTAGAAGGTGGTTTTGTAGATACAATAAAAGGTAAATTATCAGGAATGAAAGATTTCATATTTGGTAAAAAAGGACAAGTATATAGCGGCTTTGACCATGCTGCCGTTCTTGACCCTACAAGAAAACATGCACCAGGCATGAAAGCTTTACCAGAAGGATTAACAGACGAGCAAAAAGCAACACTTGTTGGAGGCGGTGAAGTTGATACTTCTCTACCTAATATATTTGAAAGAGTATTTGGAGCAGATGGAATGTTTGCAAAAGTAGGTAAAAAAATCTTTGGAGAGGGCGGAATGTTCTCAAAAATAGGTGCAAGTTTATTTGGAGAAGGTGGAATGTTATCAGGTTTATTTGGAGGCGGAGATGGTAGTGGGCTCTCAGGATTCTTAGGAAAAATATTTGGAGGCGCTACTGGAGTAGCTACTGGAGGAGTTATAGGATTAGCAAACGGGGGTGTAGCTAAATACTCTGCAGGAGGTATTGCAAGACAACCAACTTACTTAGTAGGAGAAGGAAAACAGCATGAAGCAGTAGTTCCTTTACCTAACAACAGAAGTATTCCTGTAGACTTAGGAAATGGCTCAGGAGCAACAAACAATACAAGTATAACAGTCAATATGGCTGACGGAAGTTCACAGACAACTAGTGATGGTGCTGCAGGTCTTGCACAAGCAATTGATGCAGCAGTACAAAGCACTATAGAAAAAGAACTTAGACCTGGGGGAATATTAGCAGGATAATGGCATTAGGATTTAGCACAGGAGGGTCTTTCGGAAATAGAACAATAGTACCAGATAGAGGTATGTCTAAAAGAAATGAACCAGCAGTTTTTATTGCTGAGTTTGGAGATGGCTACGAACAAAGAATAGCAAATGGAATAAATAATCTAAAACAAGAGTTTAATGTTAGTTTTGCAACTAGAGAAAAAGCAGAAATAGATGATATAGTTGGATTTTTTGAAAGTACAAATGGTGTAACAGCATTTAATTTTACATTTGCAAATACAAATGCAAGTGGTAACGAAGAAACTGTAAAAGTGTATGTAAAAGAGTTTAGTCAGAACTGGGATTATGATGACTATTATACTTTAAGTGCAACATTTAAAAGGGTATATGAAGCATAATGGCAGAGAATATTGCAGTAAAAGATTTACAGAAGCTTGACCCAGGGTCAGAGCTTGTCTGTCTATATGAGCTAGAATACGCAAAAGGAAGTTTTATTTACTTCATGTCTGGACTTGATACTGATTTAACTACAGTTCAAATGAGAGACTATAATACAAACTCTCAAATTAATACTTATATTGCTATACCAGCAAAAGTGCAAGGATTAGAATATAAAAATGACGGAGCTATAGCCAGACCTTCAGTAACCATAGCAAATGCAAGTAACGCTTTTTCAAATGCAATCGGTACTATAGATTACGATACTTTTCTTGGATTAAAATTTATAAAAAGAACAACATTGAAAAAGTACTTACATGGGGAAGGTTCAGCAACTAATCCACCAACTGAGTTTCCAAGAGACATTTATCTCATGGATAGAATTAAAGGAAAAACTAAAACTACTGTACAGATAGAATGTGTTGCTCCCTTTGACTTACAGGGAGTAAAAATTCCAGCAAGAAATGTACTTCCTGATAGATGTCCTTTTATTTATCAAGGAGCAGGAGAACATTTAGATAATTATAAAAAAGCACAAAGTGGTTGTACTTGGCATGTAGAAGGTAAGTATAAATCTCATGTAGCCGCGTACGCAGACGGAACAGAATATACTCTCTATGTAAATACAGATGACGAATATATCATTCCTAGTAGTACAAGTTTTTCTACATATACAAGTGGAGCTGTTACAGCAGATAGTTATTATAAAACAACAAAGACAATAACAAGATACAATGCTGATGGTACAACTTCTAGCGTAACTCTAAATAACTACTGGCAAGCCGTTGCAGCTAACAATGCTCCAGGGACTCCAGCAGATGATAATACTGCATATAAAAGAGTTAGAGTTTATGCCGCATACTCACATGGAACTGAATATTTTACTTATAGTGATGATAGAGATAATGATTATGTAGTTTTTACAGACAATACAGCAAGCTCTTCTACAAATGGCAAAGTCTTATTATGGAAAGCAAAGAAAGCAAATCAAAGTACACACCCAATTCCAGGAGCAGGAGTTTGGGAAAGAGGAGATGGATGTAGTAAACGAACTGAAGGATGTAAAATGAGATTTGGTTTTGCTCCTAAATCAGTAGGAACAGCAAGTTCTACTGGTAAAGCTAGTACTAATACGGATGCAAACTTACCTTTTGGCGGTTATCCAGCATCTAAGGCGTTCACATGATGGAAGAAATTTATACACACGCTAGTAAAGAAGCACCAAGGGAGTGCTGTGGGCTTGTTATACAAGAGGGTATTAATGAAAAATATATTCCTATGGAAAATATTTCCCCACAAAAAAATACATTTGAAATGGACTCAAAAACTTTCGCACAATATCAATTAAATTCGAAAATAAAATATGTAGTCCATAGTCACTATGACCAAAAATCAACGCCAAGCGAAGTTGACAAGATACAATGTCGAGAGATTGGAATACCTTATTTAATCGTTTCTTATCCCGACAAAGAATACACAATTATACAACCATGACTAGAAATATTTATTTAAAAGGAAGAATGGGTAAACTATTCGGAGAGCATCATAGACTGAATGTGAAGACAGTTCAGGAAGCTATGCATGCAATAGATACTATGAAAGGCGGTCTTCGTCAATATCTTATAGACTGTACAGAAAATAATGTAAAATTTTCAGTACAAAAAGGAGAGGATTTCTTATCAAATCAAACTGCAGGAATAGAGTTAGGAAAAGATGATATAATTATTACTCCAGTTCCTAGAGGTTCTGCAAAAGATGGTCTTACAGAACTTATTATTGGAGTAATATTAATTATTGTTGGTTTTAGTATGGGGGACCCAGAAACAGTAAGTAGAGGAGCACAACTTTTAATATCTATTGGTACATCTTTAGCTTTACAAGGTATAGTAACATTACTAACTGATGAGCCCGACGTCCTCAATGAGGAAGAATCTAGTATGTTCAATGGCCCAATAAATAACACTAAATCAGGAGTGCCCGTACCTTTATGTTTCGGAAAAATGGAAGTAGGTGGAGCGGTAGTAAACTTCGGATTTACAGACACTAGAATTCAAGGTAATCAAGGATATCAATTCGTTAGTAAAGGAACAAGAAACGGCGAAGGTTCTGGTGGCGGTGGCGGTGGAGCTGGTGGCTCAGATAATAGTGGCGGTAATTCAAACTGGATTCAACAGGAGGCTCATTAATGGCACAAAATACATCACAAGGTAATACAAGAGGTTCAGCGCCTCTCGATTCAGCAGGAGTAAAGTCTAGTGGACTTATTCGTGCTCAAACTGCCGTTATCTATGATTTATTATCTGAAGGACCTATTGAAGGACTGGTAGATGGTGTTGCAAGTATTAGATTAAACGACAATCCTGTTGCAAATGCTACAAATGCTACTGCAATATCTCCGCAAAGATCTTTTGATGCTGGTTATGTTCACGGAACAGGAGTAATTACAGATAATTCAACAGGTAATATATTTAGCGGTGCTTCTATATCCGATGGAACAAGAGAAATAATAGTACAAGGCGCAAGTAAAAGAACAACTTCTTCTATTAATTGTGTAGCAGGTAACAATATTGTTCTTTCTACAAATAGTGGAAATATGTCTTTTGCAGCAAGTGATGTTTGGGATGGCGTTGGTATACAACCAATGATTCGTATTGATGGGGCTGGGCGTAATGGCGGACAACTCATAGCAGGAATCACAGAACAAATAAACACAACTGCAATAAGAGTAGATACAGTTCCTATGACAACTGTAACAAATACAAAAGCATATTTAGATTTAAAAGATACTGTAGATAGTTTTAGTGGTAATACTGCTACTATTACAGCCGCAGGAGTAACTGTTGCAAATACTGGTGTACAAATGGGAAGTCCTTCTCGAACAGAACAACAACAACCTTTATATAACTACGAAAACTTTGGATTTGCATTTAGAACAGGAGAGCGTGAACAAGAATGGTTACCTACTCCAGCAGGTATAGGTAGTGCTTCTATTGCTCACTCAGTATCAGGAGGAGCTCTTGGTACTACACAAAATACAGGATATCCTAGTGCAAGTTCTTTTGGGTTTAAAGAAACAACATCATACTCAGGAAATGCTTTAGTAGTAACTTCTTCTACAATGGGAGTTGGAAATCCTTCAGAAGTAGATGCAGTTAAAGTAACTTTACAGTTTAATACTATGATTTCACAAAAAGAAAATGGTAAGCTTGGTCCTGGGTTTGCTGAATACAGAATCAAATTTGGATATTCTAGAGACGGTGGAAGTAGTTATACAGATGTAACAAAAGTAGGTAGAGCTACAATTGCTACTAGTACATCCTCTTATCATAGAAATGGTAGAACAAAAGACGCACAAAGTGGCATTATATCAGCAAAAACTAAACAACCATTCAATCATGTTTATACTTTTGATATAAGTAAATATCAACCATTTGATGCTTACAGATTAACAATTGAAAGAATCTCAGCAGTTAATCAAAAAGAAAATAGTTGGCAACAAAATAATAGTGGTACTGTAAAACAAATTGAAAATATTATTACTGATAAATTAACTTTCCCATATTCTGCATATGCAGGGGTTGTTGTAGATGCGAAAGATTTTCAACAAATACCAAAAAGAAGTTATGAAATTCGTGGACTAAAAGTAAAAGTTCCTACAAATTATTTTCCGCTTGATGAAGCAAACACAGCAACAGGAGTAAGAAGAACTACAGCTTCTTATCAAAGAAATGTAAGTACAGGAGCAGAAGAAAGTTCCGTACAAGATTGGGATGGTAATTTTAGAGGAGACCAAAAAACTTTTACAAGTGCTACTCATGCAAACTATGAACCAGTATATACAAACAACCCTATTTGGGTATTTTATGACTTACTAACAAATCAAAGATACGGATTAGGTAAATACTTAGATGAAGACTTTGACTTTAGTAGCATAGATAAATATACTTTATTTCAATTAGCAAAGTATTGTGATGAATTAGTTCCTGATGGAAAAGGTGGAACAGAACCTAGATTTACTACTAACTTATATGTTCAGAAAGACCAAGACGCAATTAAATTTTTAAAGAACTTAGCTTCTCAACTAAGAGCCATGTTAGTATGGTACAATGGACAAGTAACTCTTGGAATGAATCAACAAAAAGGAGCTATTTATACTTTCTCAAAATCAAATGTAATTGATGGAGAATTTAATTATGCAGGTACGGCAGGTAGATTTAGAAATAATCAGATAGCAGTAAGTTGGAATGACCCAGAGAATGGCTATAAACAAGCAGTAGAAGTTGTAGAAGACCACGATGACATTGCAAAAACAGGTAAAGTTAGAAGAAAAAATGTTGCAGCCTATGGCTGTACTTCACAAGGACAAGCTGTAAGACATGGTAAATACCAATTGTTATCAGAACAACTTGAAAAAGAAGTAGTAACATTTAAAACAGGATTAAATGCATTAGGTTTAAAACCTGGTGATGTCATAAAAGTACAAGATTCAGATTTACAAGATATAGTTGCAAGTGGTCGTGTTACTACTTCAGCTTCTTCTACAACAACAATTATAAGAACAGACAGAGATTTAAGTTCATTCTTAAATAATAGTGATAATTTTAAATTACACTTAATATACCCAAATGGTGGTGCTTATTTGGCACAGCCTCTGGCTACTATTAATTCAACTTCTTATACACAAGGAGATTTAATACTACTTGATGAAGATGGAGCAGCTGTTGATAGTCACGCTAAAGCTAGTAATATAAAAGATGATAGTGGAGCAGTTGTACAAACTTATTGGTCAGATGACCTTAGAATAGAAACTCAAGCAGTAAGCTCTTTTAATACTACATCTATAACTGTATCAAGCGCATTTAGTTCTGCACCAAACGGTGAAGTAATATATACAGTTTCAGGAGAGACTGATGATAATGTTAAAATTGCAGGTAGTTTTAAAGAGTATATTATTTCGAGTATAAAACATGAAGATGATATGCAAGTAAGTATTGCAGCAGCAGCTTATGAATCAGGCAAATTTGATGCAGTAGATAGAGGTTGGAAAGTTCCAGAATATCCCGATACTTTATATAAACCTCCCGCAAGAACAGATGAAATTCCTGTACCAATAGGATTAACTGCACAGATAGTACCAGGAAGTTCAAATGGAGGAGACAATGTAGGAGATGGAGATAACAATAATGACTACTCTATCGTATTAAATTGGACTCACCCAACTACACAAAGAACAGATTCAAATGGTAATGATTTAGTAGATGTTTATGAACATTTAGTAGGTTATAATATTCAACATAATTTAGACTTAGAAAATGATGATAGAGATAGTAATAGAGAATTTACAACTGTATTCTTAGACTCTAATAATAAATCAGACTATGTATTTAGTAATGTTGTACCAGGAGCAGCTTATAAATTTAGAGTTCAAACAGTAGCTACAAATGGTAGAACTTCTGGTTGGGTACAAAGACAAGTAAGCTTCCCAGATAGTGCTTATGCAATATTTGGACAAGGAGCTATATCTGCTGGTATGAATCACTTAATACAAAAAGGTGGTATACTAACAACAGTTGTAAATGTAAATAGTACTAATGGTACTACAACTTTTGCAAATACTACTTATGTATTTACTCCACCAAATAGTGTTCCAGCAATAACAGTTTCAAACGGTAATGCCGCAAAAACAGTACAAGACGGATTCAATAATTTAGCAGATGGTGGCACAGGTTTCTTACTATATGATTATAGTGATACTAGTGACCCTTTAAAAGCAATTACCCTTGTAGAAGATACAAGTGCAATAGATGCAGTAACAAGTGCTAAGTATAATTATCAATTTATGGCACAGCTTGGAGCATCGAATAATGACTTAACTCAAGCAAGTGGAACAGTATCAGCAACAGCAGGATTACCAGAACTTACAGGTAGTAGTACAACTTTTACTTCTGACTTTACGGAAGGAGATGTTATCGCAATAGATACAGCAGGAGCCACTAGATTTATGGCAAAAATTGTAGAGATAGAAAGCGATACTTCTCTAGTAATGGATAGTAGCCCAAGTAGAGCATATAGTGGAAAAACTGTTCATAAACAAGGTTTAACATACGACCATTTAAAAGATAGTATTTTAGGACAAATTTCAAGAAGTGGAAGTACTTATAGTTATACTCCATTTACAAATAAAATGAAAGTTGATACCTCTGATGAAATCGGTGGTAATACAATCACATCAGTACAGATATTAGCAAACTCTGTTAACTCTACTATTATTCAAGCTAATTCAATAGGAGCAGCAGCAATAGTAGCAGGGCAGATTAACAACTCACACATAGCAGCAAACTCAATAGATTCTGCACAAATAGTAGCAGGAGAAATAGATTCTTCCCATATATCAGCAAACTCAATAGGCAGTGCAGCTATAACAGCCAACGCAATAGGTAGTTCAGAAATATCTGCAAACTCAATAGGTAGTGTAGCCGTTACAGCTAATGCTATAGGAAGCTCAGAAATTGCAGCTAATTCAATTGGAACAGTAGCGATTGCAGCTAATAGTATTACATCCTCACAGTTAACATCAAACGCAGTAGGCTCTTTTACAGTCACAGCTAATAGTATTACAAATGTAGAAATCGCCGCAAACAGTATAGGCAGTTCAGAAATAGCTGCTAATTCAGTTAATGGTACAATACTAATAGGAAATTCAGTAGGAAGTAGTGAAATAGCAGTTAACTCTGTAAATGGTATTATCATAGCAGATGGAGCTATTGATGCAGCAGGTAAATTAGGAAATGCTATTATCTCAGGAACTAAGTTAGCAGACAACTCTATAAATGATTCAAGAATAGTTGCAGCCAATGTAATTGATACTAGTATGATAGCTGCCAACAGTATTACAGCAGCTCTTGTTGCAGCAAATGCTATTCAAACTTCAGAAATTCAAGCAAACTCAGTAAATGCAGTTCTTATAGCTGCAAACTCTATTACTAATAATCAAATAGCAATTAACTCTGTAAATAGTGTTGTTATTCAAAATGATGGGGTAACTGGAGATAATATAACAGCTAACTCAATTACTGCCGCAAAAATTGTAGGTGGTACTATAACTAATGCAGAAATAAATGCTTCAGCAGGAATTACATTTGCAAAAATATCCGTGTCCGATGGAGACATTGATGGTGCAAAAATATCCGCAAACGGTAATATTACTAGTGCTATGATTGGGTCAGTCGCGGCTGGCACACTTACAGGAACAATAGGCACTGCACAAATAGCCGCGTGTGCTATCACATCAGCACTAATAGCTGCAAATTCTATTGATACAGCAGAAATAAAAACAGGTAGTATTGATACTATACATATTGCTTCAAATCAGATTACAAATGCATTGATAGCTGCAGACGCTGTTGAAAACGCAACCATAAAAGGAAATGCTATTACAAATGCTAAAATATCCTCATCAGATTCTTTAACTCTAAATATTGAGGGAGGAACAACAGGGGGCTGGACAGTTACCTCTGGTGCTTTCTCAGGTGGAAGTCCAACAGTACAAGCAAACAATTTTACAAATCAGGGAATACAATTAAATAGTGCAGGGTCAATTCATGCAAAAGAATTCCATATTGACTCATCAGGAAATGCTAAGTTCAAAGGAACACTAGAAGGAGATGATATAACCGTAAACGGAAACTTAATTCTACCTTCATCAGGTGCAAATACAGCAGGTGGTACAATAGGAACTTTCCAAAACAATACTATGGACAATAAGTTTATTACTACTATTGGAACAGGAGCAGGATTCTATCAAGGCTTTGTAAGATTAACAGGGGGAACAAACCATGTTAAGACTATTTCAATCCAAATCAGAGACGGAAGTTCTACAGCAAGTGAAGGAAATCTAATATATGAAACTCCTAGGGTAGACCAATATACAGCAGGAAACCTATCAGAAGGTAGACTATTCTCTAGTGCACAAACAGCTAATATGCCGATTGCATTTAGTTATACAGGCTCCTCAACTATTGCAGCTTTTGTAAGAGCACAGGGAGATGGAGCAGAAACATTAGGGTCAGCTGAAGCAAGATTTATCAAGTTTGGAACTACAGACCCAATATATAGTTTTGCTAACCAAACAGGTGTAGCAGTGAGTAGTACTTTTTTCTCTAACACACAAGTTGTTGGTGGATTTGCAGGGACTAAAACTGTAAGTGTAACTAATCCTTCATTCACAAGATTTAGTATCGATGGCGGAGCATTTGGAAATTCTTCAGTAAATATTGCAAACGGTAGTTACATAAATGTAGAAATAACTTCTGCATCAAGTAATTCAACTACTAGAAGTACAGTAGTCACTATCGGTGAAAGTACACAAGGTTTTTCAGTAACAACAGGAGGCACCTCTGGAGGCGGAGGTGGAGGCGGAGGTGGCGGAGGCTGCTTTGTTGAAGGAACTCCTGTCGTTATGTCAGATGGTTCATTGAAAGCAATAGAAGCAGTCGCTGTAAATGATAGTGTAAAATCATTTAAGCACTCTACCTTAGACGCAAGTAGTGAGGATGCATGGGAAACTTGGACTGCTACAGAAATTGCAAGTGGAAGTTTTGGTACTTCAACAGTAAAAGCAAGAACAGATGCTCATGAATATAATAATTACTATTGGATTAATTACAATCTAAAAGTTACAAACGAACATCCAATGTTAGCTTTTAAAGATGGAGTATTCAAATTCGTAGAAGTCTCAAATCTAGCAGTCGGTGACTATTTAATATTAGAGGACGGCTCAAGAGAAGAGATATTTGCAATACCACAAAAAACAATAAATTGTCTTACTTATAATATGGATGTGGAAGAAGATGATACTTATGTAGTTAAAGGTGGTAATGGTAATGGATATATAGCACATAACGTAGGAGGCAATCAGAAACAATAATGAATTGGATAATACAAACAGGAACAGATGGTAATGGAGACCCAATAACAACCACACTTGATGTGCAATGGAATTGGACTTATGCCTATGTAGGACATGAAACACAAAACTTTGTTAATAATCAATGTATGCCAAGAAGAAGAGAATCAGATATGGTAAAAACTGTATCTATGACAGTTACAGGAACAGATACAACTACTGGTAATGCCTCTAGTTTAACTAGCGGACAATCAGACCAAACTCATTCTGAAACATTAAGTATACCACTTCCTTGGAGACATAAAGCAAATGGCGAGTTATCTGGCTTTGTTACCCCCTACGAAAATGTAACGGAAACAATGATGTTAAATTGGGCAAAGACTATAATGGCAGATAGCGACAAAGCTCAAGCGTTAGAGATACAATTTGCCACGGTACTATATGGCTCAGGTACCTATGGATAACCATTACTTATGCGTTGTTCCAATGCTTCCCAAAAATAGTTCTTGACATGACCTCGAGTTTTTGATATAATTTAGCATATAGGAGTATAAATATGGCAGCAGGAACTTATGATATTGTAGTCGACCAAGGGTCTGACTTTACAATTCAAATACAGATAGCACAAGACGGGTCGAATGTGAACTTAAGTACACATTCCGTACGAGCACAACTGCGTCCAACTCCTAGTTCAGCAACAAAAACTGCAGACTTCACTTGTTCTATTAGCGATGCCGCTAATGGAGTTATGAAGATGGCTTTGACTAACACAGTCACAGCAGGTATATCTGCAGGAAAATATTATTACGATTTAGAACTAGTAAATACAAATACAAGTACTGTAACTAGACTAATTCAAGGCGTCGCAAGAGTCACACAGGAAGTTACACGATAATGGCTACCAAATTAACTATTACTCCTAATACAACAGCAATTTCAGCCACCAGTAACACTACAACGCTTACGATATCATCAGCAGTTGGAGGGGCATCCTCTGACGCAGCAGGTATAACTTTCGAAAATGCGGTCTCTGGATTTGATGGCGCTAACAATAATATAAAAGACGCATTAAATTATCTTGCAAATAATTTCTTTGTGCAAACATCAGCTCCTACTGCAGGAACAACAAACCTAGCAGAAGGAGACTTATTTTATGATACTGATGACAATCAGTTAAAGATCTACCGAGAGATTAGCGCTGGAACATTTCAATTTGTACCTATAATGATAGGGAACGCTTCGAGTGATTCAGACACGGTAGACGCAGGGAGCTTTTAGCTCATATAGGAAACAATCATGGCACAAACCATTAAAATTAAAAGAAGTAGTAGCACCGCCGCTCCTGGTTCTCTGGTAGCTGGTGAGTTAGCGTATTCTAGTAATTCGCAGAAACTTTATGTCGGAGCTCCGAGTGACGGAACAGTTACAGCTATAGGTGGAGATTTATATGTAAATATGCTCGACCACACAGCTGGTACACTTACAGCAAGTTCAGCAATTATTGTTGATGCAAGTAGTAAGATTAATCAGCTAAAATCTGGTAACATAGTAGTTACTGGGTCATCAGATACAATTTCAACAAGCTCAGGAGCATTAACACTCTCAGCAGCAGGTAACTTAGTCTTAGCACATGGCGGAACTTTAGACTTAGATAACCAAGCAACCTCTCTTACAATTATAGACAACCAAGCAGCAGCTCTTGATATAAATGAAGGCGGAAATTCATACATCAAATGTACTACTACAAATAGTGGCGAAAAAGTTGTTATCGGTAAAGATATCGAAATGGCTAATGATGTATCATTGCTATCAGATGCAGCAGTTCTTAATTTCGGAGCAGGTAAAGATGTAAGTGTAACTCATGTACATGATACAGGTTTACTACTTAACTCAACAAGACAATTACAATTCGGAGATTCAGGCACATACATTCACCAATCAGCAGACGGAGTTTTAGACTTAGTATCTGACAGTGAAATAGAAATCAATGGTACAACTATTGATATGAATGGTGCGGTAGACATCTCTGGAACACTAGAATCAACAGGTAATTTTAGTGTAAACAATAACAAATTTAATGTAACCGCAGGTTCAGGTAATACAAATGTAGCTGGTACACTTACTGCAAATGGCGATGTAGATTGCGATGCAGCTTTGAATGTAGATGGAGCAACAACTCTAAATGGTAATGTTACTTTAGGTAACGCAGGTAGTGATACCGTTACTGTTACAGGTACAGCAACATTTACTCCATCAGCAGATTTTGACGGAGGCTTCACAGTAGCAGGCTCACAAACTATCAATATGGGTAGTAACAGAGTCCAGGGTGTAGCAACTCCAACAGCAACAACTGATGCAGCAACTAAAGGTTATGTAGATAGTGTCAAACAAGCACTAGATATAAAAGATTCAGTAAAATTAGCAACAACAGCTAATTTAGCAGCAGCTTACAACAATGGGTCATCTGGAGTAGGAGCAACTCTTACTATGGATGCATCAGGAACTGTCACAATTGATGGTGTAGTAAGTGCAGTAAATGATAGAGTCTTAATAAAAGACCAATCATCAGGAGTTCAGAATGGTATCTATAAAGTCAGCACAGCAGGTGCTGTCGGTGTAGCAGGAGTTTTCACAAGAGTTGAAGACGCTGATAGTTCAGCACAAGTTACAGGTGGATTATTTACATTCGTTGAATCAGGTTCTACAAACGCTGACAACGCTTATGTATTAACATCTATCACAGGTACAGCAACTATGGGCTCAGACGCCCTCACATTTACACAGTTCTCAGGAGCTGGACAAGTTACAGCAGGAACTGGTCTTGGTAAATCAGGTAATACTTTATCAGTAAATGTAGATAATACTTCATTAGAAATAGTTTCTGATACTCTACAAATTAAAGGATTAGACAACGCTATCTCCGAAGGTGATTTAATATTCGGAGCAAATACAGGTGGTCAATTTACCACTCTAGCAATAGGCACATACGACTCAACAAATTCAGTAGGACAAGTACTTCAAGTTGGGAATAATGGAACAGTAACATGGAGCAACACATTAGACGGAGGAACATTCTAATATGTCTCACACGATTAAAGTAAAAAGGTCAGAAACAGCAGGGTCAACTCCTTCTGCATCCGACCTATCAACACACGAGATTGCAATGAACGTAAATGACGGTAAGTTATTTACTAAAGCAGCCAACGGTTCAATAGTAGAAGTAGCAACCAGGTCAGAAGCCGGAGCTACAGAAGGAGACGTACTAGCGTTCGCAATCGCATTAGGATAAAATTATGGCATCAGCATTTAAATCAGCAAGTTCAGTAAATGTAGGGACTTCCCTCACTACTGTATATACCTGCCCTGGAAGTACCACTTCAACTATTATTGGTTGTTATATCTGTAATCAGAGTGGTGGTCAGATAGAGGCAGACTTACAATTTTATGACGCAAGTTCAACGAATCATGTAAGTATATTATTTGGAACACCAATCGCTGGTGATTCAACAGTTGCTGCAATCGGTGGAGATGCAAAGGTAGTACTAGAGGCCGGCGACGCTATAAAGGTTAAAAGCAATGTAGCCAGTAGCATGGACGTAGTACTTTCATATTTGGAGCAAACATAAGATGGCACTTATAGGAAAACAAAACGCATTAGTTTCAGTACTTGAAGCAAATGCAGTAGGAAGCAGTGAAATTGTTTCTAATTCCGTAACTGCGAGTGAAATAGCAGCAAACGCTGTTGGTAGTTCAGAGATTTCAGCAAACGCTGTTGGAACATCTGAGATTGCTACTAACGCTATTGCAGCAGCTCAGTTACAAGCAAGTGCTATTACAGCCGTAGCAGATAACTCTATTGACGCAGCTGCTATAGCAGAAAACTCAGTAGATTCTTCAGAATTAGTCACAGGTTCAATAGACGCTATTCATTTAGCAACAGGAGCAGTTACAACTGCTAAAATAGGAGCAGACCAAGTAACTAACTCAGAGTTAGCAGCAAACTCAGTCTCTTCAACAGAAATCGCACTCAACTCAATCAATGCGAGTGAACTAGCAATAAATTCCGTAACAGGTACAGCAATAGCAGATAACACTATAGACGGAACAAAAATTGCATCGAATAGTATTTTAACAAGACATATTGATGACAATCAAATTACTACTGACCAGATAGCAGGAAATACAATTGCTACTGCGAACATAGCAGATAATGCAGTAGATGGTTCAAAGATAGCATCAAACAGTATTTTAACAAGACACATAGACGATGGTCAGATTACAACAGACCAAATACTCAATGCAACAATAGTAGCAGGGGATATAGCAAGTGATGCAGTTATTACTGCAAAGATACTAAACGCAAATGTAACAACAGCAAAAATAGCAGACAATGCAATTACAGCAGCTAAGTTACCTTCTGGAGTTATAGCTTCAGACCATATCACAGATGGTACTATTGTATCAGGAGATATAGCAGCAAATACTATTGCAACATCCAATATAGCAGATAATGCTGTAGATGGAACTAAGATTGCTCAAAATAGTATTTTAACAAAACATATAGATGACGGTCAAGTAGATACTGCACAGCTAGCCGCTGACGCAGTAGACGGTACTAAGATAGCTGATGATGCAATTAACAGCGAACATCTTGTAGATGGTAGTGTTGATACTGTTCATATTGCTGCAGGTAATATAACAACAGCAAAAATTGTAGATAACAATGTAACTTCAGCAAAAATAGCAACAGACCAAGTACTAGCTAAACACATAGCAGCTGGTGCAGTAGATTCAAGCGAGATAGCAGCTAACGCTGTATCAGCCTCTGAACTTAAATCAGATGCACTTGGTGGTCAAACATTCACAGGTAATGTCACACTATCAGGTAACTTAACAGTTAATGGTACAACAACTACTGCGGCATCAACAAACACAGTTATTTCAGATAAGTTAATCGAACTTGCAAACGGCACATCAGGTTCTCCATCAGGAGATATGGGTATTGTTCTCGAAAGAGGAAGTTCTGATAATGTATTCATAGGTTGGGATGAAAGTGCAGACAGAGTAAGATTTGCAACTACAACAGCAACAGGTGCATCAACTGGAGACTTATCTCTTACAAATGCAAATATACAAGCAGGTAGACTTTATGGAGATGTAACAGGTGCTTTAACAGGTAACGCTGATACAGCAACTACTCTAGCAACAACAAGAGCTTTCTCTTTAACAGGAGATGTAACTGCTTCAGCTATTAACTTTAATGGCGGAGCTGCAGTAGCTTTATCAACATCTTTAGCCGCAAACACAGTAGATAGCGCAGAATTAGTAACTGGCAGTATAGATGCAATACACATTGCAGCAAACGCAGTAACATCAGCTAAGATAGGGGCTAACCAAGTAGGTTCAAGTGAGATTGCTCAGAATAGTATTCTTACTCAACATATTGACGATGGACAAGTAGGAGCAGCTCAATTAGCAAGTGATGCAGTAACATCAGCTAAGATAGGAGATAACGCTATCAATAGTGTAGCATTTATATCAAGCGGTCTAATTACATCAGACTTAATATCAAATGGCACTATTGCAACAGCAGACGTAGCAGATAATGCAATTACTACTGCTAAAATAGCAACCAATAGTATTACAACTTTAATGATTGCAGATGATGCAGTTACATCAGCTAAAATAGCAGACAATGCTATATTAACACAGCATATTGATGATAACCAAATTACTACTGACCAGATAGCCGCAAACACAATTGCAACTGGTAATATTGCAGATAACGCAGTAGATGGCACAAAGATAGCACAGAATAGTATTCTTACTAGACATATTGACGATGCACAGGTTAACACTGCTCAACTAGCAGGTAACTCTGTAACAGCCGCAAAGATACAAGCAAACGCTGTTGGGTCAAGTGAGATAGCAGCTAACTCAGTATCAGCTTCTGAACTTAAATCAGATGCTTTAAGTGGGCAATCATTTACAGGTACTGCACAGATAGCAATAGTTAATGCTTCTACAAGATTAAAAGCACAGCTTATTGGTATTCAAGACCCAAATCCACCACAAAAATTCCACATAGACGAAGTAGCTGGTATGGATGTTGGTACAGGAAGTTCATCTTCTACAGCACAATTCACACTTAACTCATTCAGCGCATCAGTATTTAGAAGTGCTGAATATACAGTACAAGTTACAAATTCCACAGATAGTGATTATCAAACTTTAAAGATAGTACTATTCCATGATGGAACAACAGTTTATTT